AAAGAGTGTGCCAAAAGATATAATGGTCCTCCTCAATATTTCGTTGTAAAAATATTCAAACATGTTAAAACCTACAAGATCTTTATCTTAAGATATCTATATTTAGGGCATCCCAAATGGGTTCTGCTCACTAAAGTCAAGTATCTTGTCTGCTTCCGTCTCAATATTAATATTATCAGCAAATCCATCATCTGCTGGTTGAACATCAATTATACGTAATTCATATGATGCTCCAGAAGTTGCACCTACTAAAGTTTCCCCTTTAGTAAACTCTCCTGTAACTGTTGCAACTACAAGTACATTAGTTGATGCATCCCACGTTCTAACTCTTGCTGTAGTTCCACTAGAAGAACCAGTGATAATTTCATTAAACGCAAATGTACCAGAACCACTACTCTCAGCACCAGCAACAACAATAGTTGGTGCTACAGAATATCCAAGACCAGCATTTGTAATATAGATGTTAGTTATAGTTCCAGCAGCACTAACTATGGCAGTTGCAGCAGCAGAAACTGTAGTGACTCCTGTTAAAAATACTTCATTTGTAAAATTAATTGCTGGATTATAAACATATCCAGAACCACCTGCTGTTACTGTTACGATACCTACAACACCATCTCCAATTGTGGTTGTAGCAGCTGCTCCAACTCCATCTCCTCCGCCAGAAAATCTTACTCCAGGTGCTACAGTATATCCTGCACCAGAATTGGCAATATTAACTGCCTGAACTGATTGCAATCTTGGATTTGCATTGAGGTTGCAGACGTTAATACCACCAATCATGGTGGCAATACCAATTGCTGTTGTACCACCCGCTGGAGCGGACGTGACGCCCACTGTAGGGACGCTACTGTACCCACCACCCCTATTAGATATGGTGAACAATCTAACACCACCATCGAAGATAGCAGCAGTTGCTGTAGCAGTTACTCCAGAACCAACCAAAGTAAGTGTTTGTGTGGGTCCTTGAATTGTATTAATACCATCATCTGTTTGTCCATCATAATCTTCGCCAATTAAATTATTATCAACTTCTTCAATTCCAGTTGCAATAACTTCATCCTCCAACTGGAAGAGTTCGCAATATAATTCATACACATAAAGATCTTGTAGTTGATAATATGGTTTTGCATATTCAACATCTTTAATTTCATAAATTCTATCATCAAGTGGAAACCAAATAAGATCTCCAGACTTGGGTCTCGTTGATAACTTTATATTTGCCTGATCTTGAATTAATGGAGTTATATAGTTCTCAAATCTTTCTCTTGAAATTATAAGTCTGACTTCATCTTTAGATTCAATACCAAATTTTGATAGTAAATTTCCTGCTCCAGAATACTGATCATAATTATCAATATATGCTTCAAGAGGAAGTGCTATATCAAACTTTGACTGAACTACTTCTCTAATAACAGAATTTTCTGATAAGTATTTTCTGGGTAGATAAAAAATATCTACTCCATAAGTTCTTAGTTGCTCATTTATTAAATCCTGAACAAGATTTTGCTCAGATGATGTTCCTTGAGTAAAAAATGGATTTAATACCATAACGTCAACCTATCATATCAAGAGGTGGAAGTTCATATGTATTTGACATCTGCTCTCTAATTATTTCCAAATCTTTCTCAGCATCATCATATATTTGTCTTCCATTTAATTCAATTCCACCTGGAAGTTTAACTCCTTGGAATTTAATTAAATTCTGTCCCCACTGCCTTTTCATCAATGCAGTTAAGTATTTTTTCAAAAATGAATCATTATAAACTCTTGTAAAATCATTTGGATCCAAAAGTCTCCAACAATCTAGAACAATATACTCTCCTAATTCCACATTTCCCCAATCAACATCCAAATACAATCTATCCTGTCTTTGATTGAATCTTATTTGCTTTTCAGTATTCAATAAAAAATCAATATCAGAGAGATATGTTTTTGTCATTGCATATGATAACATCTCCATAGAATTGAAGAAGTATAAATCATTTAAAAATAATTGATACTTTAAACTAAACATTCCTCCCGATATGGTGCTATTATCAAATCTAAAAATTTTATTGATTCCTATTACTGAAGGAGGAACTTGAATAAAATTACTATTTTCCTCATAAGAAAAAGTAGATGCAATTCCAACAGTAGAAGTTGCTGTAGTAGTTACAATTCCTATTGGATTACTTCCACCTCTACCTCTTCCCCTATCAATATCATCTTGAGTTATTTTATATTTTAAATATGTTTGAACTACTCCATCAAAATGTCTCTCATGAAAATACTGAAGAGCATCATCCACAAGATCATCTACTTGTTCGTCGGCAATATTAATTTCAAGGACTGGAGCACCCAGTTGCCTTTTACAATAATTGATTAAATCTGATCTACTTGCTGGTTGTGCCATATATTCACAAGTTTCCTAACTGTATTTAGGGTGCTGATGAAACTGGATTGTAGACATAAACATTTCCATTGGCAAGACTATACACAGTTGACCCAGAACTAACTAAGACATCATACATATATCTACCTTCGTTTAGGATCCTAGTATCAGTTCTTCCTAATGATATTGACATTTTGCCATCAAATGCACTAGTAAGTCCTACTGTAAATGATGTAGTAATTCCAAGTGTTGCTCCAACTGCAACACTTTTCGATATTGCTGCTGATCCAGTATAACCAGTCAAATTAAAAGCAGCATTTGATGTATCTAAAACATTCAAGTTTGTTGAAAAATCTGACCCACCATAAATGGTCAAATTTAACCCATAAGGAACTCCCGAATCGGGATCAAAAGTAATGTTTTTAGTTGCCATCTACTATTCCTATTAGTTTCATTGTTTCTTGCTGCTTATAATATAATTTGCAAAAAGATTTTGCAATATTTTTCAATTCTTCACGATCATCACAACTATCTATCTGTGATGCCATCTTAGTATAAGCAAATTGCTTTGATAAGTTGCTTAGTTCTATAGTATCAGGATCCATGTATTAACTCCTTTAATAGAGATTTAATTTCGTTTAATTCACTCTTCATATTAGCAAAATCATCTTCAATGTTTTGTATCTTATCATTCTTTTCAGATTTGACTTCACGTCTCGCAAGATACTGTTGATATTCAAGACTATTCACATTTAATACTGCATTTGTTGAAGGATCTCTTGCGAGATCCTTATGACCGTCTAATTCGTAAAAATTCATTATGCTAAAGCAATTACTCTTAGGTCTTTGATCCTAGGAACAAAACACTGACTCTTAGATGTCAGTGAGATTTTTATTCGGTATGTTTTGAATGATGGAAGTTGATCAGCTGTAAATGTGTATTCTCTATAATCAAGTTTTTCACTATCAAATGACCGAGCAATTGACTTTGTGATGAATGAATCAGATTCACCATTACTATTTTCTGAGGCAATTACTTGACCTCTAGAATTCAAGTTTGAGTATCCGGGGAATGGAGTAAATATTGGATCAAGTCCAATTTTATTATTTACCGAATAAAATGCTCTAATATCAGCATCATCACCAATGTGTGCAGATAATATAACTTTAATTGATGATGCAGAATTTTCAATAACAATCTCTTTTGATACGTATTGACATGCTGTAGGATCTGAGGTGATGGCACTGACTCTAGAATCAGTTGCATAATTTTCAATAATATTATTGACCCTATTGGAAGTTACAATTGCATTTACTCTTTGAGCATCGACAACAGGACTTAAACGATTATCAGTGGTGTTCAATGCAAGACTCATTTGCATTGATTTATTACCAACAACATTAGTCAATTTCAAATCTTCATTTACTTTAGATGCAATCATCCTTGGAGTATCAAAATAATTTTTTTGATTGATCGTGATGTCTTCAAATCCAGAATCAACAAATGGGATTTCATTACCACTAAAACTCTTACTAGTAGTTGTTCTTACTTGAGCAGTAATATTTGTTCCAGTAAGCGTAAGATTTTGAACTTGTGGAGTAATAATTTCAAATGGCATATTTTGAGTAGCCCTTATATTTCTTCCACCAGTTGACTTAGTATTGCCAATATAAAGTTTTGGGTGACCAATATCAGTACTTCTATCAGTTCCTGTAGTTGTACTCATATCAATTTTGACTTTATATGAATCAAATGTAAATGGATTTATCTCTGTCACATTATTTAAATTATGAGATGTATTAACCCTTTGGAGACTAATACCAGAGTTTTCATATTTAAATACTGGAGTTCCAATTGGATAAGTTCTTGGATCAGTGCCTCTTACAATATTACCACCAATTGTATTTCCAGAAACATTTGTATATTCAATAATTTCTTCACCGATTAATAGATATCCAACATTAGTGGTTCCAACTCCAACTCCCTCAAAAGTTGAGAATGTTGTTGCTCCACCAACTACTATTGATCCAGTAGACCCAGAAACAAATTCCGCAGTTAATTTAGTCGGTCTAATGTCTGGAAGGACCCCAGACATTTTAACTACATTATCAGCAAAATACATTCCGTGGTTTTGATGATTAACTGTAAAATGAGTTCCATCAGAATCAACATTGATTGTTGAAATTTGAACATTTCCACCAGTTCCGAGACCAGCAGAACCAGAAGAATTTAGTTCTGTTGTGATACCAGAACTGTTGGTGTACATTAGTGTTTTTGCTGCACCAACAACAAATTCACCTTGAACATTGTTAAATACTAGTTCATTTGTAATTCCAATTCCAGCAATGGTTAATCTTGCATTAGTACCAACTGATGCTATTCCAATTGTAGTAATACCAAGAACATCACCGACCTGATATCCAGATCCTCCATTGTTTGCAATTGTTGCTCCACTAGCAACAATACTTCCATTTACAATACTAATGTCTGCTGTTGCACCTCTACCATTGCCAGTAAGGGTAATTAGATTTACTCCGGAGAAGGTTTGACTTCCATCTGCAGGAGTATATCCAAGACCAGCATTACTGATAGTGAGATTTCCAACAGCAGATGCGGCTACTCCTACAAGATCTCCAGTTGCATTTGTTCCTTGTTGTGAGAATGTATTTCCAATCTCATAAGAATCTGCTACTGTAGTTCCAAGACCAACTCTAATTTGTCTAGAGTTCATTATAATTGAATCTGGAAGAAGTTTTGGAATTTGATTATTCCCTCTCGTAAGTTCTGGACTGTAGAATTCTACAGATCCATTTTCAAGGAAATCTGCTCTATAAAGAGTAAACTTAAGATCTTCCCACTGACTTGGTTCCCATGTCGATCCATTTTGAGATTTGAATAGTGATCCAAGATATGGTTGATTTGAAATAAATGTATCAGTTATAATATCATTTTCACCAACTCTTGAAATATAAACACTATACTTAGTTGAGTTTGATAATAGAGTTACTGCATACTCAGTTAGACCTTCAACATAAACGGGGGCCTTAAACTGAATATTAGTTGCAACAGATCCATCAGATGAAGTTTGAACTTCATCTGGATCTAAAACGACTTCAGAGAATGGAAGAATTCTAGTTGATGGAAGTCCATTTACAATGGTTCTAATTTGGATGATAACTGGAATATCCATATCATCTTTTGATCTAAAGAAAACGTCACAACTAGTTAAGAATACTCCTGTAGTATCTTCAACCATAAATGATTGTGACAGAGGATCGCGTCCACCACCCCACCTACGTGGTGGTGGATCAGGTGGACGATTAAATCTAGTTCCTACTCTTTGAGTTCTTGATCTTTGACCAATAACTGTAGATTCTACAATTTCGATTCCAAGGTTTCTATCAACATCATTACTTTGGAATTGTTCTTGTGCTTCAACTCTTGCATTTCTGACAGAAACAATATTTTCTTGAACTGTTTCTAAAGTTCCTGTAGAAGCAAATCCTTCTTCCGCAATTGTAATAGACTGATCTTGATTATTGTCAATATCATCGGTTAAAGTAAATACTTTACTTCCAGTTTCAAATCTAGGGAAACTCATATTGTTTGGATCTGGAATATAGTAACTACCAATTAAAGTAGCCGATATATCAGAAATAAGTCTTACATTTGAAACTTTTGCAAGAGCACCACTTGTTTGTCCACGAAGAGTCATTCCCTCCCTAATCCAACCATAGTATTGACCCTGGACTTCATTGGAAAGTGAAAATGTATCTACATTTAAAATAGTTGATGTTGATGAGTATGCACCAGACAAATCTTGAGAATTGTATGGATTTTGACGGAAAGTTTTTGTTGCTGAATCATATGGACCTTCTTTATGATTAGATTGTGCAACTCTGAATTGGATGAATGGAGAAGATGGAAGAGAATTTGATCCAATATCACCAATAACTGAACTATTTCCAATTACAGTTTCTCCAACTTCAAAAACTCCAGATTCCATTGTAATTTCAAGTAATTTTGGAACACAATATTTGGAAATATCTACTCCATCAAAAAATGCATATAATCTAGTAAGTGGTTTTACTTTTTTGGCCACAAATTCAACATTCCGAGATCTCATGAATGGAATGAGGTCCCTACTTACAACCCTATCACCTACCGATTCACGATCAAATTGTTCTGTTACAATAGTTCTAGATCCAGTTCTTGAGTTAGTTCCAAATTCTATAGATGTTTCAATATCCTCCTCAACGATATTATCAATAACAGTTCTATTTGACCAACTTATAGAGTTTCCACTTCCTTGGATAATAGTATCAGGAGTGTTTTGAATGACTCTTTGTCTTGTTGATTCAACAACTTCAATACCAACCCAATTAATTTCCCATGAATTCCATAGTATAGGACCAAATCCTGTTTGAGGATCAATAGTTCCATTTTCCACCATGTCACTAAATGTTGATGCATAATCACCTTCAACATCAATAATTTTTGCTTCAAGTCTTGCAGTATCAACCCAGTTGTCACTTGCTGGAGTTAGTTCAACTGTTCCACTCCAAAAACTAATCAAGAAAGGAGTGACACTTTCAGTTCTTGTAGCAAAATTTTGTTTAATATATTCAACTTCGGCATAGTCAAGTGTTACAATGTCATTTTGTTTTCTAACATTGTTTCCTTCTATTGTAGAGAAATTTAAATCCGCAGTTGGATCTGCATCTACGACAGGACCAAAAATCATATCAACAGAGTTGGTATAATGTCTTGGTCTTAGTTCATTATATTTTCTATCAATAGAATTGTTAAGTTTAAAAGTATCTTCTTGTGCCAAGAAGTCATTAAAATTATCTACAAAAAATCCAGACTTAAATCTATTTAAACCATCATTATCGGAAATAAAGAGATTAGCGGTTTCTTTTTCTAGTAAGGAAAGAGTTGTATAATATTCAAGGCTCTTGATTCTGTTTTCGAGTTCCTTGATATCTTGCATTTTATATCTTTTATGCTGCAAGAATGAAAGTTTTGCATCCTTTACATTTGCAAGATATGCTGGAAGTTCTACTCTACAAATTTCAATAGCATCATCGACTGGATCTGGTCTCTGAGGGTTGTCTGATGGAGTTCCATAAACAACTTGAAATTTTCCATTTTTTGACAAAAATACCCTATCAATTCTTCCTTGATAATAAGAAATATCAGTCAAAATAGCTTCATCTGAAGCTAATGGATTTGCTGCCGATTGTCCAGATGCATCAAATGTTCTTCCAAAAAATTCAAGTGGAGATCTTGAATTTTCTGCTACTTCGTAATTAGAAACCCTAGGTCTAATATCAATAATATCAGAGTTTCTAAAAATATTAATTTTTTTAATTTCATTTGCATAGTTAAACTGTCTATATGAGTTGACAGTTGTTATGTCTCCATCATCTGTATTTGAATATGATGCACTTGCAAAATAAATTTTGATTTGTTTTGATGGCGGCGAGGCATCATTTTTTCTCTTGATTCTTCCCTGATCATAGAAAGTAATTTCTTGACCCGTTCTAAATGTGTAATTGGAAGAAATATTAAAACTGGGAGATGATAGAGATGATACCAATGCACTAGAGTTTGATTCTTCAAACTCTACAGTTTCTCCTTCTATTAAAGAAATTTCATTTTTATAAAGAAAGGAAATACTCGAATCATTTAATTTTTCTGCGATTATACCTACAGCACCACTTGTTTGCCCAACAAATTTTTCTCCAATCAACAATTCTGATGTTGTTGTGGAATTTGTATTAATTGATTGGAATACAATTTGGGGAGCAGATGGTAGAGACGTATCTGCTGATTCAAAAACTCCGTGAATTTCAATAATATCTGGAGTATTTAATGAAATTACTTCATCTTCAACTCTGACACCAAAGGGGTAATTGCCGTAAGTCAATCCATTATTTAAAGTTGTTCCTCCAATTCCAGAACCTGCAAGTTTTGATTTATTTACAACAACAGAGTTGACTCTATTTTTAATTTTTTCTTTTGCTTTTGGTTTTACTTTACGAAGAGTTGCAATTAAAGTTGCACCAGTATCATTGCTTCCAAGACTACGAATTTGTAAAGTAGATCCGTTAGTAGCAATATCAAATTTATCACCACTCAAGGATTCTGTAGATCCATCTGATCGGATCAAAAGATATCTTTCTACATCGAAAGGCAAGAATGATTCATTTGTATCTGCTTCAACTTGGGCAGACAACTCATTACTTGCAATATTTACAATAAAAGTTTTTCTAATGACCAAAGAAGCTTCTGCAAGATCTACATTTGAAACATTTACTTTGGGTAAAGGAGTAAACAGAGAATTGTCAGAAGATGTTGCTAATTGAGTAGTAAGAATTTTTAAATCTGTTATACTTAATGTTGATGATGGCAAAAATCCACTAGAAATTCCTGTAACAGCAGCAACACCCTCTACAGAGATATCAGATGTTCCTACATTAGTAACTCTAGCAATAATTGGATCTCCATCTAATCCAGGAGTTGTATCACTATATTGAATTAAATCATTTTCTTTAACAAGAGTTCCTGGGAAAGACTCATTTGAACTTTTAATAGTGCTAATTCCACCAGAAAGTGGACTTACTGTAGCAATTCCAACAATAAACTTATTTGATTGAATTACATCTGCACTAAAAGTGCTAATTCCTGTTGTTCCATTATTTGTTCCATACACGGATTTGACATCAGAAATACCGTGCTCTGTAACTGCAATAGCAATCCTACCATTATCAATTCCATTAAAGATTAATTTTTCATTTGGTATGAAACTTCCACTTGTCTCATAAACGGTAATTGCCGTTCCTACAGAAACTGCATGTCTTAAGAAACCAGTAGCTCCACTATTATCACCTTTGATAAATGTGGGAATCGATAAAGTATGTGCCTGATTTAATGCAATATCCGTAATTGTTTGAACATCATAGAGAGCAAGGTTCCACTCATTCTCATTTGCATTAGAAGTACTATAAGATCCAGATTCTAATTTGAAGTCATATATTCTTGCAATTCCAACTTCATTTCCAGGAAGAGTCTCCGAATTACTTCCAACTCTTTGATCACGTAAACTTACAAAATAAGTATTTCCAATTCCTACTGTTGGTGCCCTATAAACTCTATTAAGTTTTAGTGTTGGTCCAGTGCTATAAATTATATTTTGATCTTTAATCGTTCTTGTTGTTCTTGGTTTATCTACATCAAGATAAGAAGCATTAATAGTTTGGATTTCATAACCTTTAATATATGCTTTTCCAGGAGAAATTTTATACAATAAAAGATCATCTGTTGGGGTTACACCACCTGGAGTAAATTGTCCGACATTAAATATTCCACCATTACCAAGATTATTATTTAAAGATTCTACAGCACTAACGTCAAAAGCTTTTACATAATAATTACCAGATTCCTCAAATGTTCTTCTTGCAAGAGTATCTGTTACATCATTAAATCCAACACTACCTCCAAAAAGAGATTTTCTAATATCATCTCGAATTGAACCATCAATTACCGTTGCAAGTAAAATAAAATTATCATCATTAAAATCATCAAGTGCTTTTTTAAATAAACTTACACTAATTCTAAGTCTATCTGCACCTGGAGCTGCATAATTATTAAACCCCTGAGAATTATCATTGAGAGTTTCATCTAAATCTGCATTTATAATTTCTTCATTTACAAATAATCCAATCCTATAACTGGGATTATTTGAATATTGATCTAAAATTAAAGTTTCTTTATTTACAGTTACAAAATTTCCCCTTACAAAATATACTCCTTCATCAATTTGAAATGCAGATCCTATTGCAGATGCATTATTTTCTATTGTTGATGCAAAAGGTGATCCGGCAGCAATAGTGGTGTTTCCAAGAAGTCCAGATGTTATTACTTCATTGGATGAAAGTTGTTCCCCATCAAAGAAAGTTTGAGTTGAGTTATTTCCTGTGCTAGAAGCAAGATAGTTAATATAAAGAGTTAAATTTCCATTTTCAGAATTTTCTGGAAGAAGAATACTATCAACAAAGGCAGTTACTCCCGATCTCTGTCCAGTTATTTTTGTACCAACTAATTGATCAACGTAAGCAGATACGGGAACACCTTGGAATGAATTATTTAATTGAATACAATAATATATTCTATTATATCCAGTATTTCCTGGAATTACTTTGGCACCTTCTTTAAAGAAATGTTGACCAAATCTTTCAATCTGGTCCTGCAGCATAGACTGTAGACTAGTTAATTCTCTAGCCTGTACAGGATATCCTGGTTTAAATAATACCTTATGATAATCATTTGTAGAATCAAAATCGTCAAAGTAGGGAGCTACGTTGAGGTTCGTTTGTTGTGGCATAATTCTTTAGAACTGCAAAATAACTTTTATGTCTTCCTTTTGGTTTGACGATCTTGTTATAGATGGTCTGTTGTCAACGTAAATTATATTACCAGAGTGCTTTTTAACCTCTGGATTGGCAACACCACTCGCGAAAGTTTGACCAAGATAGTATGTACGATTATTTATTACCGTAGATATACCTGAGAAGTTCTCATCAATAGTCAAATTTACTCCTGCAGATGGAGAAATTGTCAATACTCCACCAGTTCCAGGAGATGATGTAAAATCATTTAAACTAAATCCATATTGAGGTTGAGTTTGAGCAACTCCTACTGTGCTAAATCCAGCAAGAGATCTATCTTGCCAATACTTAAGAACTCCAGTATTTTGATCATAACTTACAACTCTACCAACAGCTGTTGATCCTGTGGATATTGTTTGAGTAAAATACGAATCTGCAGTAAATGTTGCAGTACTATATCCAGATCCAACTAATTTTAATGCTCCAAGAGCACTAGCTTTATCTACAGAGAGGACACTTGAAGATCCAAATTGCTCAGGATTTTCTACAACACCAACTCTGGCAATTTGATTTCCAGTTATAAAATCTGGATTATTATTATCATTTTCAATTCTAGAATACATGAGAACATTATATGCTCCCAATTCTCTGTATATGTCTGCACCATGTCCACCTTGCGGTGAAATTATAACATTAAGAATTGGTCTTGTTGTTCCTGTTGGAACTCCACCTGCTTCTAAATCAACATTCCCATATGTATAATCAGATCCTTGATTTGAAACAGTAACTCCACTTACTTGTTGGTTTCCATCAATAATAATGGTACATTCTGCACCAGATCCATCACCTTTAATAGGGACGGATGTATATGTGGAGTTTGCAGTTCCAAGTCCAACACCTTTATTAGTAACAGTTACAATTTTAATTGACCCATCGACTGCATTATCTCTGACTGCAGCATTATCAGTGGAAGTTGCCCAATCTGATGGAACAGGTAGATAATCTGTAGATTCAAATTTAGCAACATCGCTTGGTTTAATACTAAAAAGGTATTTCCAAATATAACCATCTCCACTGGTTCCTGCAGATCTTGGTTCTAAATCCGTAAATGTTGGTTCATCAAGAGATGGTCTTCCGGAAGGATTATCTACATCAATTCCATTTTGAAGACAAATATAAACTCTAAAATCACTATTCATAACAAAGTAATTTGCCAGATATAGTGATGTTGAACCAGAAACTACAGCAGTATTAGATCTACTATAATCATGACGATACATGTCATAACTTGTTCCTGAGGACCAAACAAGTTTGGGTACAACTTGTCTTACATCAGCGGTATTGATTTTTTTCAAGGCCACCATGGTGTCCCAGTAATCATTTTCCTGATCAAAATTATCTTTGGGTGATGGAGGATCAATATCCCAATCAACTTGATAATCTGCAGGATTAGTCAATCCAATAAAAGAATAATAAGAATTGCTGGCATTAGAAACACCAGCAACAAAATTCTTTGCATTTAATATTCTAATCTGATCAGTTATAATAGCAGCCATTTGACGGACTTTTTTTCTTTATTTATTAGAGATTAAAGATCATAATTTTTGAATTTTAAAAAGTTTGATCTAACAATCATAGTAGCAGTTGAAATTCCAGATCCTTCTGCATATGAAGAATAAGAATTTTCTTTACTTCTTGCTGCTATGTCAATTCTTCCCCAACTAAATGATCCAAAGAAATCGGAAGTTGTAATTCCAGAGAATCCATAATTAAATTGATTGACCTTGGCAAACACTCTACGCACATAAGTTGAAATTCCAGATACACTTGTAGAAATTGAAACTGCACTGTCAACTTCATATACATTATCTGCAAAAACAGTTCCTAGTCCTACTGTACTATCTGAGGCATCCAAAGATAGTATGGAGGTTGAACTAGATCCAACATTAGAATTTTTAATAACAAAATAATCATTTTTACTAATAGAACTAATAGTTAATGCTGTCCCTGCAATATTAGAATCTCTAAGGAAAGAATCGTAGGGAATGTGAACATCAAAGATGAGTTGTGTTCCAATTCCAACAGTAGTTGTTCCAAATCCAACAATTACACCATTATCTCCAGAATATGTATTTACAGATACCTCTTCAGTATTATATGATGGTGGTGCAATTAAAACGGAGGGAGCACTAATATTAGTATATCCAGTTCCAGCATTGGTTATTGTTATACTCGTAACAACTCCTGCAGTAATAGATGATGTTGCTGTTGCTGTTGTTCCAAGTCCAACTGATTGGACTGTGCTTCCAATAGTCACTACGGGAGCAGAACTATATCCAGATCCTCCATTAGAAATAGATATTGTGGATATTGTCCCCAATCCAGTAACAACAGCAGTTGCAGCTGCACTTACTTTGGAGTCTTGTGCAATAAATTTAATTTTCTTTTGGAATGCCAAATCAGTATCATTCTCATTTTGAGAATCAAAGGTTGGTCTCAAACTATCAACATATATTGCTGTAGACCCAACTCCAACAGATTTTGTAATGTATGCACTAGGATTGATAACTGGTTCATAGAGTTCTCTATTCTTACCGATAGCAATTTGATCAATAAAAACATCCTCGGTTTGTCTACACCAAACAACGGGTCTTTCTAGAGTAACATCTGCAGTATTTCCAGGTCCAGAATATGAATTGGTTTCGACTGCATTTGTAGATTTAATTTGATCAACGACTCTCTCTTCTTCATCCAACAATAATGATTGTCCAATAGATTTATCATGCTTAATTTGAAGGGTATCTCCTTTTTTCACAGTTTCAATTATATTTCTAAAAATCACATCAGTATCACCAGTTCCTTTATAGAACATAATACTAACAGAATCACCAATCTTCAATCCTTCAGTAAATGTTACAATACTTCCTCCATTAAAAGTATATCCTTCACCAGGAACTTGAAGTACATCATTTACAAAGATGATGAGAATATCTTCAACATTAATTTTAGACCCCTTTCCTGCAACGATAGAAATTGAATTTCCTGCTAAAGATAATGGGAAATCTTTTCTAGATCCATCAATAAAATTATTGATATTATCCAAAACTTGCAATTGTCCAATAGACCAACCCGCAAATTTGTCATTAAAAACTTCATCTATAGTAATTTTAAACTCGGAGAAAGATGAAGTTGTTTGTATTCCTGTAGATCCACCAATTGGAACAGTTAATATTTCACCATTTCTAAATCCATATCCAGTATTCCTGATTGTAAAATCAATAACACTTGATCCCTGACCAACAACAATATCAACTACAGCACTAGTTCCAACACCAACAGAGCTACCGGAAGAATATTGTAAAGGAATATTTGAATAACTTAAAGGATCATCAAATACAACATCAAGTGGTTTATTGACTTTACCACATCTTGCATAGAAGTGCTCTCTAGTTGAAATTCCAGTATTTACCTCAAAAGAAGTATTATTAATAATTCTTAAAACGTTAGTTTCTCCTGCAGCAGGATCTGTTCCACTGGCAGAGTTATTAACATTTCTAGGAGCAATTAATGCTGGTTGAGAAACTCCACTAGAACTATAGAATGTTGGAACAGTTGAAACTCCAGCATTAATTACAAATTCAGTTGCACTATTAACTGCGGTTACTTTAGATCCACAATATGCAGGATCAGTCGTTCTTGGATAAACGTGAGTTGAAGATCCGCCATCTAATCCACAAGTAAATGCTAATCCAGTAAGAATAACGTCACTCTTCTGTCCAGTGGTTGATAAATTATGTGGAGCAGATGTAGTAACAGTCATAATGCCAGTTACATTATTATAAATTGCATTTGATACATTTACAGGACCAGATCCACTATAATTACAAGTAAATGCGATTCCAGAAAGTGTAACTTGATCATCATAAGAAAGTCCATGACTAGTAGAAGTTGTTACTGTGGTTACTCCACTAGAATTGTCATATAGGACATTTGATATATCTCTTGGGGCATAGAATACTCTATCTGTAGATATAGCAACTGAAGTTATGTTTCCGCTTGAAATTACTGCTGTTCCAATCGAAACAACATTAGATTCAGACACGGAAGAAGTTCTTATTGCAACATTAACAGTCTGAACTCCCACCCTATAACCAGATCCACTATTTCCTATACTAATTGAAGAAATAGTCCCTGCTACAGAAACTACAGCAGTTCCTCCAGCAGAAATTAGTGGTTGATATCCGAGACCTGCATCTGAACCTACTGAAACAATAATTCCACCTTTAGGGAAACTAGAAATACCTACATCGGGACCAAGTGGAACTGTATTGGTTCCTTGGAAAGCAATTGAAGAAATACCCGATGATTCAGAAATTACATATCCACCATTCAATCCAGGTGTTTGGAAAACATCATTAACTAAAATAACTGCATTTTCAGTAGAAATTCCAGAAACATTTAAATCATTCTGCTCTAAAGTAAATTCGTTTGAAACAGCATTAAATTGACTGGATATATTATCAAAAATATAATTCTTATTATAAGATTCATTGGAAGTATTTTGTACTCCAGATCTCATAAAACTTCTACCTTGGAAACTGGAACTTGTTGTTATGCCAGTCCAATCTCTTTCATCTGGTGGATTTGTAGTAGAACCAATTGGAACATTTCCAAACGGTGCTTCCACAAAGTTTAACATATTGTCAACAATATTATAATTTCCGGAAATTTTAGTTACAAGAGTTCCAGTTCCATATCCAGACAAAACAGTCCCCAACCAAGGTCTACGAACTCTAATGGTATTAGTACTTCCAATACCAACACCTTCAATCTTCATAATTTCATTACCAATTTGAATAAGATCAGATCCGAAGAAAGATGTTATTCCACTAAGTTCTATTACATTATCAACAGTTCTAACTTGATTGGCAAGAACTGTAGTTAATGATGTAGATACAACCGGAGACTGAATAATATTGTCAATAGCAACTATAACTTTAGCATTTTGATTTGTCGATATAAATCTATGAGAAGTTCCAATACCAACACTTTCAAGATCTACAACTTCTGGTATTGATTTAAGTGCATTTTCTGCGCTGGTTGAAATTTTAATTAAATTATCATCAACTTTTACAGCAAATAAATTTTCATCTGGAAGGAATGTAGTATTGGAAGTACCAACAAAACTTGCTGTTGCAATGCCAATAGCAGAAGAAGCCGTTCCTACATGGTTGTATTTAATTTTTTCTCCACTTACAAAGAAATGATTTGGAATCTTAATTGTATTAGTTGTTACATTGATGATATCAGTATCATTTCCTAAGAAATATCTTTCAAATATTTTTTCATTTTCATGTGTCAATTCAAACTCTCTTTTGATATCATTGTCAGTTCCAAAATATTCTCCAATAGAATCATTAATAGATGCATTTGTAAACGATATTTGAGATGCTAAATTAACATCTTCATTTACAGATAAAGCATTCATGCATACATTAACTACTGCATTAATACTGGCATTTGGAGTAAATACAAGTGATACAGTTCCTGCTGCAGAAACTCTAGACCCAAAGGTTCCAAGACCGGATGCAGTTTCAATATTCGCATACTCAGTCATATAAGTTTCACGACTTTGAGTTGCATCAACATAATCATCAACAACAACTATCTCAGACAATTGAATTGAAGAGTTTGTTGTATCAGTAACTTGAACTATAAAATATGCTCCATCAAAATTATTTGGATAATCAGCAATTGTATTGATTCCGGGGGATCCTGATGATGATATGCTAGTCGTTCTTCCCTCAATTTGAGATCTTCTGAGATTTATTGTTCCAATTCCTGTAAAGGTATTGCTAGAAAGTCCGACAACAACGGTGTTTATTGCGCCAGTTGTTGCAATACCAACAGAAGTTGGAATAAAATCTACTTTTAGGTTAGTTCCATCAATATATGCATGATATGTTCCAAGACCAGTTTCAGAATAATCTCCAATACTAGTTGCTAATCTTCCATATTCTAGCAATTCAATATCAGATCCTTTATGGATGATATTTAATTCAATAGCCTCAAATTCATCGTTTCTTGAAATATCTGGATTTACATTAACTAAAACTTTTGCACTTGAATACGTATGTCCAATAGAAACAATTGTCTTAGTTGTATTTGACGGAATTTCAATACTATCCGTGTCAATTAGAACAACTCCACCAAGACTTGTACTTCCAGTTCCAAGCACAACATCATTTAAATTATATGATAATGTAGAAACATCATAATCATTAATTGAAGATTTAACTGGATGAAATTCTAAATTTCCATCAGTTCCAGTAATTGAGAAGTCAAAAGAACCTTGATCATATGTAGTTTCAACTCTAGCATATTGATTCATATATCCTCTAGAGTTATCATGAAGAAGATCGACAAGCATCAACTGTCTTTGAGCCACAAATCTCTTATCTCTTATGTAAGTAATATATTTTTGGAATCTATTTGATGAAATTGGGAATGTGTCAACAATACTAAAGTCTGTTGGTCTTGGGTTACTATTAAACTGACTACTTATATTGTCAATTGATAAAACTCTGTTTCCAACAGATTCAAAGTAATCTGATAGAATTCTATTTGAAAATACAATCTCATTGGAAATAAATTTGGAATTTTGGATTAAGTTATTTTCTGTAACCAAATCAAAATCATAAACGCAATTTAAACTTGCAAATCCATCAAGATGATTAACTGCATTAATGTTTGTGGTATTTGTTGTAAGTCCAACAGACATTGAGTTATTATTTTTTGTTTCTAATTGATAATCAGAGAACTTTTTAAATCCTAAAGTATGATTGAGACTAGAAACAGAATCTTGCCAAGTATCATATGGCACTTTTGATTTTAAGGAGTATGAGAAGTTCTGGTAATAGAAACTATCTTGAATTTTTTGAGTGTCTTTGTTTAAGAATCCAGTATCATTTTGCCACCCTTTAATGAATTTTGAATTTGAATTCAAATTTGCATAAGTATCAAAAGATTTGATAGATGATGCAATTCCTATAGTCTTAGAACTTGTCCCCTCTATAGTTTCTCCAATCGCAAAATTTTCATTGGAAGAAATTCTGAGAGTACCAACTTTACTATCCCAATCATCTACAATCCCAGATGCAGAATCGGAAATTGCAGTTTCACCTATAGAATAATTGTTTGTAGTCAATTGTACTGCAAATGATGGAAAATGTTTTTGTGCAAGAATTTTTCCTGAAGAGTTTGTAGAATCAAAAGTCCCCACAATTTCTCCACTAGAAATAAACTCAGACATATCAAATGATACATCTCCAATACCACCAAGATTCTCAGTAGTCGCAGTTACCGTAAATAACTGATAATCATAAGCAGAAGAGTTATATCCCTTACCTGTCGATCCAACACCAACACTTACATTTTCAATTAAAACTTTGTCTCCAACAACGAATGGGAAAGAATTGACCGTACTAAATCCTACAGATAAAGTTGCTGTTGCTATTCCTGAAGATGTATATGTAATACTATTGATACCAACCCCAGCTCCACTTTCAGTTGGAATAATACCTGGAGTAACATTATTAATTCCTTTTGTATTTTTAAGAATCTCTACATTAGATTTTCCTACAGTTACTTTTAAATCAATGTCAGAAACAATTTTTTTAGTTTTTCCATCAAGAACTACTAACTTTGGAGCAACTGAGAATCCACGTCCGAAAGAAGTTATTCCAATAGATTCAAATGATGCAAGAGAATCAATTTTTATAACTTGTGGTAAAAGAACTGTTGGATTTAAAGTTCTATCGGATGGGTATTTAAATCCAATATCATTTAATGAGATTGATTTTACGGATCCTATACCAGAACCAAATGTTTCAAGTATTGCACCATTACCAGCACCTGATGTAACTGTGGTTATTCCTGGTAATGAGTAATAATTTGAACCAGGATTTGTAATATCTACTTTTGCAATTGGACCATAAGTGTGGGTGCAATCAGTTTCATAGAAAATATCTGAAGAAGTCCCATATGAAGACTTTTCAGGTAAATTTGGAATAGAGTATGTAAATGATGTGGTTGTTCCTACATTTATTACATGCTTTCCACTGTAAATACTTTCTTTTGATTTTAATTCACTCCCAGAAATAACTTCAGTATCAATAAATATTTTTTCTTTGACTTCTGGTACGTCAGTTTCTTTTACAACATCTAAAGTATAATATAAAGTTTGTGGAATATTTTTATCAACTGTTAATGTTGCCTTTGCTCCAGAAGTTCCAACTTTTCCATCTTTGATTAATTCAAAATTATTATTTACCTTAGAAGTATTCCAAACTTTAGTGAAATTTTTGTCAGAATATAAATTAAAATCAAATGCAGAATAAATTGTTCCTTGATTGGAAAATGCCAGTGACGAATCAGATAAATCAAATGTTATTGTTGAATTTTTATACAAATCAATTGGGGGATTTATTGGGTTGATAATTCCATCAGAAGCACTTGTTATGCCAACAATTTCTGGTTTATCTTGAATGGAGTTGAAATAAGTATTTGATAATTTTATTGTATTTTTATCAACATTGACAACATAATACATTTTTTCATTTTCCAAACCTTCAGATGAAGTTGTGGCAGTGTGAATTATCTTGTCACCAGTTTTAAATCCGTGAGTCGGCAATAAAATTGTATTTGTAGAAGTGTTGACTCCAGCAGTTGCAAATCCAATAGGGTTAATTACAATTCTTGAGTTATAGTCATTATATTTTACTGTTGCAATGCCAGTATTTTGTGGATTGACCGATACAAATACATTATGGGGAGAACTTAATCCGTGAGTTGTTGCAGTAGAAACTGTGACTAAATTTCTTTGAACATTGCCGGTAATTACATTATAGTTCGTAGTAAAGCTGTGAGTATCTCCAGTACCTACTGTTCTAAAGAATAATGTAGATGAGTCTGTATTTGCTCCTCCAACAAAACTTCCAGTAGTTCCAAGACCTACTCTAACAGTTGCGATTCCAATCAAATCATTACTTATTTTTGCAACAAATAAAGTTTGGCCATTAGATAATGTTATCCCAACTCCAACATTAGTTTCATCTTGAACAATAATACCATTTCCACCCGTTCCTGGTGAGTATGTTAATTGATCTCCAGTATTGAGGTTGTGATTTTTAATAAAAATACTCTTGGTTGGAATAAATGCCTGAGTCGCACCAGATCCTGGATTTGCAAAAGAGATCGTAGTCCCTATTCCAACACCAGCAGTAGTTCCAAGTCCAACAGCACTTGCCGGATCAAAATAAATCTGCTTATTCCTAGAATATGCATAATCTGTCTTGAATCCGGAGTTAATTTTAATTTTTCTTGAGTCTTCGTAGATATACTTACCAATAGTGTGAGAGGCACCTGTAGTCCCCTCTACTGCCCTCAAAACTCTAATTCTAGAGGATAGGGCATCTACGTTTAATACTTTAATTTTTTCTGTTCCAATGCTGAGAATATCATTTTCTCTAATACTTGGATATCCCAAATTACCATTAACTTTAAAATAAGTAACAATGCCAGTTACACCATCAGTTCCTATGGCTACTCCAGTACTACCTACTCCTGCCACTGTCAATCGATTAGTTTGAATTCCTGCAATATAACTTCCTTCAATTTTAGATGATGTTGTAGATAATCCAGAAATTGAAATAGAATCTAAATTTATAAAATTATGGGGATTGTCGGCAAATATTAAATATTCACCTCTTTCATCTCCAGGATAAAATTCAACATTTTCAACAATACTTGATGCAACACTAATATTAGTTACAGGTCTTCCTTTTACTCTACTTACCTTTGCAGATACATGATTTCCTTGTGTTCCATTATTATTAAACACCAATTCTTCATTAACTCTATATCCACTACCACCAGTTACTATACCAACACTTAAAATTTTTCCTGGTGTAACTGCTGCAACTTTTGCTGTTTGATTAAATTTATTTGGTATAAACAAATAAGGATATTCCAAATCTTCTTCAATTAAGTTGAGTGGTTGAGTATTTCTTCTCCATCCATTATTTTCAAGATCATAACTATCTTGATTTGAATCCAATTTAAAATTAAATTCATTGGTGATAGATTGATAATTTTGACCTATAATGTATGGGAATACTGGTTCTCTATATTTTTCAAAAACTCCTGAAGTTGAAGATGACTTGTCATTAATAGTCATGAAATATGCATATGTACCCTTTGGATAATCCGGAGTTACACAGAATCTTCCATTATTAACATCAAGTATAGTATCATCAGAAACTTCATTGTGAGTATAATCTTCTACAAAAAATCCTTCAGGGAAAACAGAAGTCGATGGTCTACCATCCTTTAAATCAAGACCATATCCAGATTTCATCTGTGATACTATACCACCATTTTTTGTTTTATATCCATATGGACCGTAAATTGGATTTCCATCATATGCAAATCCAAGAATTGGTGAGTGTTGGTCTGAAGGTTCTTCTATACCATCAACTGTTTTTAAGTCAAAATCGTTGTAGAGTTTCTTTCCTTCTAAGTCAATAGAATAAACCGTTTCTCTTAAAATTCTTGGAGCATATAAATGAGAATATTGCAATCCATAATTGCCATCAGATATGATTCCATCATCTTCAGAAAAAGATGAAAAATATTTTTGATAGAGGTTCACTCTCCAGGATTTGATATTTGCTTTAAACTCAGGTAATATTTGAGTAGATCCTGTAGGAACTACATCAATTGTTGTAGTTTCTTGAGAATATCCGCCACCAGGTTCTATCACGTTAATAGATTTTATACTACCATTTTCTAATACTGGAGTAAGAACAGCACCTATGCCACCACCAGTAATATTAAGATCAGGATTTGAAAAATATTTACTACCAGAATTTAAAATTATAACTTGAACAATTTTTCCATTACTTACAACAGGTTGAAGTTGTGCATCAATACCTGAATCTAAAGTTATTTGTGGTTGATAATCTAGATTGATAATTTCAGAAGATCCATATCCAACACCATTATTTTCAAGATGAACTGAAGTTATTTGTCCTCTAACAATGGGTTGAACTGAAGATTCAAATGTTTCTAACCCTATAGAAGATATTCCAACTTTTCCAACCAGACTTACTGATATATCTGGATAATTGAATATATGAGTTCCAACTCCCACTGATGTTATATCAACATATTGTTTTGTTCTATAATAAAACTCTTTATCAGATTCTGATCCAACTTGAGAAAGATTGAATGAATTATCACCTACTTTAGTTACATAATATTCTGTATTTGTGGAAAGTCCAGAAGCTATGGTTCCGACATGAGTATATTTTACCGTCTCTCCAGACTTATAGTCATGATTTGAAATTTTAATTGAATTTGAAATTGTGCTAATTCCAGACTCCGCAGATGCTGTTCTTTTTTTATTTTCATATCCAGATCCACCATTAACAATATTAATGGAATTGACAACTAATTTTTTGCTTACAGATTCTAAAAAATGTCTACCAATACCGTAAGATGTTAAAAATACGGTATTAATTCCAGATATAGCATCTCCCTGCGTTTTATGTAACCTAACAGTCGTATTATCAATAGTAGAAACGAAATATGCAGAATTTGTAACTATCCCAGCAATCCCACTTTGATCAGATGTTTTATAAATTACTTGCTCTGCATTTCTAAATTTATGATATGTAGAGAATCCAATTCTAGATTGAGTTGATGTTGTACCAATAACAACTCGATTTGATGATACATCAGCAAAGAAATCTGCAGTATGAGTAATAGACTTCATATTAATCTGGCCAGTTGCACCAGATCCATTCCCACCAACAATTTTTAAAGTTGGAGTTGTTTCATAATCAAATCCGGGATCAATAATTCTAATCTCTTCAAAAGATCCAGAAACTGCAGCATATCCAGTTGCCCCAGTCCCTACAGAATCTTTAATTATTAAATCCGGAGTATTTACTACATCAATATTTTCTCCTGGAGCAATAATTTCAATATCTTCAATCTTTCCATATCTAACAACATCCTTTGATTTATAATTTAAAACTTCTACACCATTAACCAGAATACCAGTAAAACCTGGATTAGTTTTATTAATAGATCCATCATTAATCGGATCTGAAATTTTTCTAAGTAATTTTTGAGAATTTAATACTTTTTCATTGAACTCATATGGTTTAATCGAACTAGAAGATACTGTAGTCTCTTCGGAAAGAGATACAAAATTTGAATTGAGTATATCATTTCTACTCTTTGCAAATTTTATAGTAAATCCATCAATTCTTTTGATAAAATATAATCCATCAGCAAAAAGTCCAACTCCTCTTACTTCTCTTGTGGAGGAATTTCCAGAATCATCAATGTAATTTTCATTAATAACTTCTGCAGAATAGTAGATAGAATCTCCAGTATAAAATCCATGTTCTTTTCCTGGGGTAATCTCAAACTCATCTCCACTAAAAGTCCCAGAAAAAATAACTTCTCTAGTAGATGACTCTAGTGGTTGAGAATTATAATATGGAATAGATGAAGAAGCAATTAAATAATCACTACCATTTTTATATACATTACTAACATCAGTTGAATATGATGCAATGTCGGTAAAAATATTAGATGCAGCTTTTTGTAGTTTTCTTTGAATTTTGTAAATTAAATTTAAATCAAGATATCCTTGACCCTTTACAATAAAGGATTTTTCTGATGTAATATCAATTATATTGGTTAGTTTTTTACTACCATCATTTAAAATAAATTCAAAAGAATCTCCAAGTCTAATGTTAGGTGCAACATTTAAAGTTACTTTATATGTGTAATTAGAAGAATCTAATTCTTCTAATTTAAATACCTTGTATACTGGAGATAGATTATAAAACCACTTATTAGTATTTTTGCTATTTTCTGAGAATCCAAGGGAACTGATATTAATTGTTCCATTTTTAACTAAATCAGATGTATTTGTAGGTAATTCTATTGATCTTAAAACAGAATTAACTCTAACTTTAATAATTTCATTTTGATCCAAATTAGATCTGCCATAAGCAAAAGTATTGACTCCTACAGTAGATGCATCAGATATGTTTCCCGTTACATTTGTAATTCCAAAAAATTGAGTTAAAGATTTTGATGTATATGACACTACTCCTGTAGTAGTATCATTGTAATTGACATACAATTCTCCTGTAGAACCAAATCCAACAGTAGAATCTACATCAATTGATGTTGAATTAGAAGAAACATCTCCAATAACTCTTGTAGAGGGTTCTACTGAAAAGGCACCATATAAAGACCCATCAACATTAATATCTCTATTATACCCACCATCAAAACTAATTTTATAAAAAGTTTTTCCATATCCAACTGATATTTCTTCAACATCAGTTATTGGAGCATATGCGTTTTGTATTTCACTACCAAACTTATATTCACTTTGATATAAAGTAGCATTTTCTAAATTTACAGGATTTCCTTCAATTGCCTCTACAACTAAGTCTTTTGTAATTCTATACTGTGCATCTGATGGTTCGATTAAAAAATCACTAGGTCTTATAATTTTTACATCTTCATTATATAAAGCTTTAAATAAAATTTCAAAAGATGTATCTGTACCTTTACTCAAATAAAAGTCTTTTGACTGCTTTAGAAAAATATTTTGATTTAATCCCGAAGTTAATGTTCTTTCTTCAAATCCAGGTGCTAATTGATATTTTGTTTTTAATAAAAACTCTTTTAAAAATAAACAACTTAAATTTTTAATGACAGATTGGTTCTTATGGTCTTCAGATTCAGTTTCTTTAAATACTACTTCTTCTTTATTCAACTCACTTTTATATGAAGTAATTCCAACAAATCCTCTGATACATCCAGTAAAAGAAAACTCAGTTTTTCCAGTATATGTAATTACCTCATCATCTATCTGTAAAAGACCATAAGAATCTGGAAAACCATCAGTTCCATATGGAGATGCTGTAACATCAACATTTATAGTTTCTGCATCAAACTCAATATCGCCATTCAACACTACAGATTCATTTAAATTTGTAGTTTCATCTAATTTAATATATTTGTCAATATTTTGAATCAGGTCAACCGGTCCACCTTGATACTCTTGTCCAAGATAATACTGTTTTAAAAATTGCGATATAAGAGGATAATCTTCCTGCACATAAGTAGGAAGTTGGTTAGATACGATAGTATTAAACTGAACTCTAGTTTCTGACATGTTATGATTTTATCTTCTTAGTATGAGATTGAACCTGATGTGGATGATCCAGCTGTGGATGTTGATGTTGTTGCTTGTTGAGTAGTTACATTAGAAGTAGAAGCAGAAGAACCTCCAGTTCCATTTCCAGTTACAATATTTGTATCTGGACCTCCAGAACGAACTAAATTGCCGTTTGAGTAACTAGAGGATACGATATAACTGGATGCAGATGGATCTAATCCAGATGCTATATCATCAACAACAGTTTCAAAATTACTGTTACTTATATCTAGTTGCAAATAAAGATCCTGTAATCCAACAACATCATTTGAAGTTGGAGTTGATTCAATTTCAATAATTGGTTGTCCATCTTTAGTTTTTCCAGCTAAAACATTTACTGGATTTAAAGTAACAGTACCACTTACATAATTAATTCTTCCAACATTACGTCTCACAATAGTTGGTGATTGTGATCCTGCTGATGGTAATGTAAACAAGAACAAAGATCCTGTCACTCTATTTGTATCAGGTATATCTGCTAGGTATACATTAGATTGAACTCCAGCAATTCTAAATGCAGAAGTTTTGATGTTATACCCATTCATATTTTTAATATGGAAGGAATTTCCAAAAGAAATTTGATATTCTGCAAAAGTGTCTAAAACAACTCTCAAATCTCTTCTCATCGCCACAGTTGTGATATTTGAAGTCACTGATTCATGACTATCATCAACAGTTTTTAAGAATTTACTATACTTAAACCTTGCACCATATTTGTTTAACTCAGTTGACTCAGAATACTTTGTCGTATTGTTTTGAACAATTGTAGAGACATATGCGGAGGAAGGTGCAAGATTTGTATTATAGTAAATTTTTGTATTTACTTCTAGATACAAATATTTTAGATCTAAAATTTCCGGTACAATACCTGCAACAGCATATTTTTTTAATTTTATTTTTATATTCTCTTTAATCAGATTTGGAATAAAATCTCCAAATCTTGGTTTAATACTAATGAATACTTTACCATATTGTGGTGGAACTAATTCTTCTCCACCAAAAACTGATATTGATTCAGTTTCAGGATAAATTTTTGCTGGAATTAAAGTTTCATAATCATTTGCAGTTAGTGCTCTATTCTGAGATGCATAAATTCTTGGCGCAAACTTTTTAATTGATTCTACACCTTCAATAGATTCACCTCCAGATGCAGATATTCCTGTAGTTAGTAGTGAAATGCCAGCAGTTACTGTATATTCTTGGGAATTTCTTGTATAAACTAATCTACCAGCAAAAGTGAATTGATTTACTCCATTTGCTGAATCACCATTAGATGTAATGTAATCTACAGTAATAAAGTTATTATCATCAAGTTTGTTTCCAAAGATACCATCACCAAAAAATACTTGATATCTTTCATCCTCAACTTCTTGAAGGTAATATACTTTAGAATCAGATTTGATATCAAATAGACTATCTTGACGACTATATTTTACATTTATAGTTGATTGCTCATTTGGTTTGATACTAACAGAAATTAAATCAGTATCAATTCCAGGATTTTGTAAGATAAACTTTTGATTTGGTGTTCTTGCACTATTTGTGAAATTAGAAGTTAATAAACTTCCCTCATAGATGAAAATATTATTAAATGATGCAATACCATCAATAACAGGAACTGTTATATCAGACAATATACAAAAAGTATATGATTGTCTTCCAAAAGAACCTTGACTCGTAGCTACAATTCCTTTCTTAAGAGTAATTGTACTAGGTACAGGTGTTATATTTGTTGTATCAATAAAGAAACTTACAGTTGATGTTGCTGATTTTCTTGATTTGGGAAGATATCCAATATTTCTTGCAAGTGAAACAACATTCTCTCTTAATGTTGCACTATCAATAAACACTTCATTTGCGACCATATTCGCATTATATGAAGTGATATAGGTGTTATATGCCAATACATCAAGAATTGTTGAAAGGTTAGACCCTTCAAAATCATAATCAGTGAAATTGGAGTTTTCCTTTAGATATTCTCTAAGTGTTGTTTTAACCTGACCAAAGTCTAGGTTTGTGAAATTAGCTAGTGGCATTTTTACCTAGTTTGTTGCAAAACAAATTGTAATTCTTGTGGTGGTATATCAGCTCCAATAATTTCATATGTTAGAACAACATCAAAACTATTATTGTCAAAATCAGGAGAAGTTATAACTTTAATTAATTCAACTCTTGGTTCAAAGTTTTCAATTGATTCAGTAATCTGATCTTTAATGACTAGTGCTGATAATTCATCAATATTGTCGAAAAGTGATCTATTGATATTAGATCCAAACGATTCATTAAAAAATTTCTCGCCAGGAATTGTAAATACAATATTTCGTATAGAACGAGCAATTGCATTTTCATTTTTAAGTGCAATAAGATCACTTGTCAGAGGGTTACTCTGAAAAGTCATACTAATATCCTTAAAACCCTGACTTACCCTTTCTAAAGGCACAAGAATGCTGCGATTATATCTTATTTATTAAGGTATGAGATCAAAACTCATTGAGTGTCATTGGTTCAGTTTCTGATATGATTTCATCAATCTCAAAAAGTTCAGTTTCCTTCAGTGAATCTCTCTTTTTAGGTGTTTGGTTGTCATTTGCAATCTCACGAAGCATCTTTTGATGCTGATTATTAGCTAAATTATCTAAAAAATCATGATTTGTCATCATTTTTCTCCGTTTCTGGTGAATTTTCTCTTTCTTTTGCTGTTTTCCAAAAATATTCGTCCTCACGACCCATTCCAAGTCTCTCAAAACCATTTTCAACTTGGTAATATTGAGTCGAAACCTTAAAATCAGGCATCTTTGGTTCAACAGGTGTTAAACTATTATCAAAAATACGCATTCTATTATTTGGATACAATGCATACTGTCCATTATCTAGTTCGATTAGATTATGTGACTTATGTTCAGCTGGATTCTCACTTGTTGCATAATCAATTACATCAGGATCTTGATGATAGTTATCTAATGTACAAACATATGTACCTTTCTGTATACCAAAGTCTCTTGTATACAATTCATAGTCCATACTACCAATAAATTGCTTACATATTGCAACAACACCATAATCCATACAGTTCCAGAACTGTAGGTTAGGAAGGTCCATATCGGGGTCTGGGACCTCTGGAGACGAGAGGAACGCGCTAATAGGTAGTTTGTCATACATTGCCGCATATTCAGGTAAATACGTCTCAAAATAAAAAGTGCGCCCAGGCATCGATTTACACGATACCCAAACGCCTTTTACAAATTCACCATGACCACTTTGATGGTCAGTTAGATATTCTTTACGTACCCATACTTCCACTGCAGGAAGATTACATATAAGTGCAGCCATGATGTATTCATATAACTACACTATTTACCTTGACCACGATACCGTTTCTTTGCTCCATTACGAGACGATGCGGCGTACTTAGTGTGCTTACCATTTCCTTGGCGAGTTTTTTTAGGATGAGCCTCAATAAACACTCCACCAGATAATGATTTACTTCTGACTGCCATAATACCTCCTTAAATTACACGCATCTTTTCATGACCCACACGAATACGTGGATCACACCAAATATCATATCCCATCTCTTTAGCATCTAAACAGAATGAGACATCCTCACCACACATGTCCTGAACACTCCCACTCTCAAAGACTTGCATCTTAGGTGCAAACCATGGGTATTCCATTTCTTCAAATACTCCCTTCTTAATTAATACCCATCCAAATCCTGTATAATCAACAGTAAATGGTTTGCGACGTTTTGAGATTGATTCGACAGTTTCGTG